CGTACATCAAAAGCGCCCGGCTCGAGGCGTGGAGGGTTGCATGAGCGTGATCTACGAGTTCGACGGGATTACCATCGAACCGGACCTCGACGCGCTGACGGAGGCGGTCAAGGCGTCGGACATGGACGACACTGACTTAGAGTGGCTCCGATGGGATCAGGATGTCGCGGAGCTTGACGCGGCGTGGGCGCGCGCATTGAGTGAAGCGGACCAATCGAAACTCGCCGCGCTTGTGGCGGCGACTCAGGGCGAATAGTGGCGCGCGAGATTACCGCAGGCGAGGACGTCGTCGATCAGTTTCCGGTTTGGGAACCGGGGGCGACGGAAAAGAGATCTGGCCTCGGGCCCTCTGACTTTACGGTAACCGTTTGGCGGAATGCGATCCCGATCGCTCTGGCGGTCACGATCGCGGAAACGGCGATCCCGGGAGAGTACGGCGCTTTTTTCAACCTCGCGCTGACGGGGTTTTACCTCGTCGAGATTTTCATTCACTACAACGGCGAGGTGTGGTTCGAAGTTTACGAGGTTCGCAAGCCGGCCCTTTTGGGGCTAGTATGAAGCCATGATCCGACACGTACCGGCCCACGGCATAGCACAAGCGACGGTGATCCTAGATCGCGCAGCTCCTCCCGGCGGCGTGGTCGTCGCGCTCGAGGCGCTCGATCCGTCGGTTGTCACCGTCCCGGACGAGGTCGAGCTCGAGGAGGGCTATATCGGGCAGGCTTTCCCGATCGTGTGGGCGGCGGTCGGCGTAACCAAGATCCGCGCGGAGCTTGACGGCGTCGAGCGGCTCCTCGACGTTTCGGCGCCGGGCGTGCTCCCGATGTTTCGGCCGGAGGGCTCAGCGGTGGCGCGCTCCCTCGAGCCGGACGCGACGGTCGCCGGCGACGAGGAGCTCCGGCCGGCGGCGGGCGCCGGTCTTAACCTCCGCCCGGGCGAGCAGGCGGCCACGCCGGACCGGGCAGAACTGCCGCGGCCAGTGGTCGCCCGGGTACTCCGGCCGACTCCAACGCGCGCCGGCGAGGAGTGACAAGCGATGGCGACGATCAAAGTCAGATGGACCGTGGCGGAGCTCGCGAACGTGTTGACGCTATTCGACCGTTGCAAGGTGTACCGTGCGACCGCTGGCGTCAGTGGCCCGTACACGGAGATCACCGGGCCCGGAACACGCGTGCCGCTCGACCCGGACCTGACTGACTACTACTTCGACGACACGGCGGGCGCCTCGAGCTACTACTACCGGATCGCGTACTACCACGGGACAACGGCGCTAGAGTCGGAGATGAGCGACCCGATCCAGGGGACCGGCGGCGGCGTGTATCTCACGGTGCAAGATCTCCGTGATGCGGGATGGACGGCGGCGCAAGTGTCGGACGCTCGAGCGGGCGACTTGATCGAGCAGGCGGAGGCGATGATCGAGGAGGCGACGGGGCGGTGGTTTTATGCGCGTCAGATGAAGCTCCGGGTGGATGGCTCGGGCGAACGGATCCAACCTCTCCGCGCTCCGATCATCCAGCTCGACGCGTGCCGAACGCTGGCGGTTGACGATCCGTACGAGGTGATCCTCGAGGCGGACCTCGGCGGGATCCGCGTCTACAATCGGCACCTAACCGAAGGACTGACCGGGATCGACGACGACCGAGAGGCGCCCCGGCTGGAATGGAACAATTCCGAGGGGTGGTTTTACAACGGCCGGCAGAATATCGAGCTCGAGGGGTGGTTCGGGTATACGCAACTCGGGCGGATCGACCCTGCGGGGGAAACCACGCCGGGCAGTCAGAAACCGCTCCACAAGGGGCGCACGCCTCCGCTGATCAAGCGGGCGGGTCTGCTCCTCGTCGCGCGCTATCTGCCGCTTCCGTCGGACCCTGGGGCGCTCGACGACGCTCTCCGGTCGGGCTCGATCGAGCAGATCACGACGCGGGACCAGTCGATCAAGTATTCGGCGTCGGCGGTCGTCGCCGGCTCGACGTCCGGCGACTCGGAGATTGACCGGATCCTCGCCATGTACCGCGCGCCATGCGCGGTGGCGATGGTTTGAAAAGGTGGCACGGTGTTTGCTCTGATCCGGATCTTGATCCGATCTTCTTCTCTTCTTAAGATACTCCTCCCTTCGGTCGGAGTAGGGATCTTAAGAATCAAGAGGGTGTTCCCGGCGCCTCCGCCGGCCGAGGTGAGGCGATGCGCGGGCGGTTGATCTTCCCTCTCACGGTGCGGATCGCGCGGCTCGACACGGAAGGCGACGCGACGGCCGGATACTATGACGACGACTTTCGCGAACCGATCAAGGTCGACGATGACGGCTCCGGCATCGGTCGCGAGAAACGCGTCGAGCTCCCGGAGATCCGGATCCGCGCACAAGTCGAGCGCGATCGCGACGAGCTCCAACGGATGACGGCGGGCGGTGATGTGCCGGACTCGGCGATCGGGCTCGTCGTGCATGTCGCCGACCTCGAGCGCGCCGGGCTGGTCGACCCTCTCACCGGTCGGATCGCGATCCGGAAGGGCGATCGCATTGTCCAGCTAATCGACTCCGCCGGCCGGCCCGCGGTGACGTTCGACCTAGTGCCGATCTATATCACACACGTCAACCGGCTCGACGGATGGCTCGGGGGCTACTCGAATCTGATCCTGCTCGTCGCCGGCGAGCGACCGTCCGGGGTGGCCTAGTGTTCTCCGGCGCGCTGCTCCTCGTCGGAGAATGGGAAGCAACCGTCAAGTTGCTTGACAAAATGTACGGCCGAGCAGATGAGGCGGCCGACCGCGCGATCCGCGACGAGGCGGTACTATTCCTCCGGGCGGTTCAGCTCGCGTTTCGAAAGGGCGGAGTCAATGGGCAGTGGCGCGAACTGGGGCCGATAGCTCGAGCTCTCCGGCGCGGAACCAAGCCGCTCATGGATCAAGGCGACTTGTGGCGCTCGGTCAACCTGCAAAAAGTCGGCGACGGGGAATACTTCGTCGGGGTGTCGCGGACCGCGGCCGCGCGCGCTCGCAAGGGCTCGCCGTTGATCAACGTCGCGGAGGTGCACGAAACCGGCGCGAAGGTTATCCCGGTCACCGATAAGATGCGCCGATACTTCCGCGCGCTATACTGGAAAAAGATCATTCCCTACCCGTGGCCTCCGGCGTCGGCGCGGTACATACGGATCCCGCGGCGATCGTTCCTCGCGGATACTTTTGAAAAGCACGCTCCGGGCTACATGGAGCGGCTTCTGACGCGTTATGGATATTACTTGATCGGCGAGGGCTCCCTCGGTACACAAGCGAAGGTGCTCTGATGATGGTTACCTCAATCACTCCGGCGGAAGGACTTACAACGGGCCGGCGCCTCGTCGCGATCCGTGGGGCCGGCTTTCGGATCGCCGATCCCGAACCGGGCGCGACCTCATGGCGGCGGACCGTCGGCGTATGGTTTGACGGAGTGGCGGCCGACGAGGTGGTGCCGCTGGCGCACTATAGGCTGGCGGTCGTCGTCCCGGAGTACCGCGGAGATCCGGCCGACCTTCCGGCAGTGGTCGGCGTCAGGGTCGCGAACCTCGACGACGGCGGAGCTCCAATACCAGGCGAGGACGTCACGATCGCCGACTGTTTCACCTATCGCCGCGGCGACCTCACGCTCGAGGGCGACCTCGTCGCAATCACGCGGGCGGTCGTTCGGCAACTCCGGCGCGCGATAATCCAAAACGTGACAACCTCCGCAGATCCGGACTATTCGGCGGAGCCGGCGTCGGGGATGACTGCGATCGCTCAGCTCCCCGTGGTGATCCTCGAGGGGCCCAAGATTTCCAAAGCGGACGGGGTATACCTCGACAATGAATCCGAAGAACTGCCGGAGGATTCTCAGGGCGTAATCTCGACCGTTGCGCCCCCCTTTACGGCGGCGATCACCTGGGATATAATCGCAAACGCGGACAGGAAAATCGAAGCGTTGAACCTCGTCAACCTCATAATTCGGACCTTCGATCGTCGACCGTGGATTCGGATTCCATACCGTTCGGCGTCGGGCGTGGTGACGGACGTTCAAGTCGACGCTAAGATCGTCGGAGATTTCAAATCCACCGATCGCTTCGGCGATCGGATTCACACTTTCGAGGCGGCCCTCCGCGTCGAGCCGGTTCAGCTTGGCGACGGGTACGGGTTAGCAAGGGGCGGAGCTCCAGTCGACGGAGTCGTTTCCCTTGAAACCCCGGCAACGGACGCGCTCGAGTTAGAGGTCGAGGGGCAATAATGAAAAAGATCCGCTTGGTGGAAACGTCGGGACGAATGCAGAGCTTCAACCTACCGCACGAGCAGTTTTGTTCCGCGGCGGGTCAGTGCTCGTGCCGCTCGGTAATCGTGACGATGACCGACGCGAGCCGCTCCTCCGGCAACCGGCGACCGCGTCCGGTTCGCCGGCGCTTCTGCGGCAGTCTGACGCTTTTACCCGGCGAGACGTCGGCGCCCCTCCCCGCGGCGGTCCTCGAGATCGACGAGGTCCGATCCGCTCTCAACTCGAGGCCGAGGCGACTCGCGGTGATCGCCGAATAGAGTCGCGTCAAGGAGGGTTTTCTCATGGCAAAGACGGAGCTTTTAGCGAGTGACATCGTGATCGTAGAGGAGGAGCCGCGGGTCAGTGCGATCCCGTCGATTCCTACCGCGGTCCTCGGAGCCGTCGGAGTGACGGAGCGCGGACCGTTCGGGCCGACTCTGATCCAGGGGTTCGACGCGTGGGTCGCAACCTTCGGCGGGTACACGGCAACCGCGGACCTGACGCTCGCGGCGCTCGGGTTCTTCACGAACGGCGGCGCGACCCTGTGGGCGTGCCGCGTCGTGCACATGACAAACAACACGAACCCGGCGACGCGGACCTCCGCAAGCGCGGAAGCGACGCTGACGACCTCCGGCGCGGCGACTCAGGGCATGGTCACCGGAACCAACCTCGAGCCGTTCGGACTCGCCGACGGCGACACAATCAAGCCGAAGGTCGACGGCGGCGGAGCGGAGACGGCGACGATTCACGCGACGGCGGCCGCGCGGGTCGGCTCCTCGGGGACCTACCCCACGCTTTTCGCCGGAGGCGAAACCCTCGAACTCAAGATCAACGACGGGGCTCTCCAGACGATCGCATTTTCCGCGGGAGCTCAGGCACTGGCGGACGTGATCGACGAGATCAACCCGGTCCTCGTCGGCGGGTACGCGGACGAACTGACCGGCGAGCTCCGGCTGACATCGGACCGGAAGGGCACCGGGTCGAAGGTCGAGATCGTCGGCGGCACGGGTCGGGCGACGCTCGGACTTGCGATCGGGTCGACCGACGGGACCGGGAACGTAACTGACGTTTCCGCGGTCACGGCCGACGAACTCGTCGCGATCGTCGAGGCCGACACGACGGCGCAGGCGCTGAACGTCTCGGGCGCTCTCCGGGTGCTGACCCCGACGGTCGGATCGGGCGGGTCGATCCAGATCGACGCGACCTCAACGGCCGACGACGAGCTCGGGCTCGACAACTCCGTGCACGCGGGATCGGCGGCCGGTCCGGGCGACATGGGGCACGTGCACGCCAAAACCGCGGGCGCCTACGCGAACTCCCTTTCGGCGGTGGTCGGGGCGGCGAGCTCCGGGCAGTCGTCGGAGTTCAATCTGTCCATTACCGAGGGCGGCGTCGTGCTCGAGGTGTTCCCGAACCTCTCGACGGTGCTGACGGCTCCCCGCTACTGGCAGAGCTTCGTCAACTCGCGGTCGACCGGGTCGGACCTTGTCACCGTCGAGGACCTGCTGACCGGGTCGCCTCCGGCGAACCGTCCGACGAACGGGACCTATCCACTGAGCGGCGGTGGCGACGGGCTCGTCGGTCTGACCGATTCCGATTTCATCGGCTCGAGCGCGGGCCCCACTGGGCTTTACGAGCTCGACGCCGTCGAGAACCTCACGATCCTGATCGTGCCGGGCCGGGCGACCTCCGCGGTGCATCAGGCCATGCTCGCATACTGCGAGACGTGGCGCGAGGGGCAGGCGTTCGCGATCCTCGATCCGCCGGCTGGTCTGACGGCGGCGGAGATCGTCACGTACGTTCGCACGACGGCGGCGTTGAAGGAATTCTCGGAGTTCGGGGCGATCTACTGGCCCCGGGTCAAGATCCTCAACCCCTCGGCGTCGGTTTTCACGTCCGACTCTGACGGCAACATCACCGTTGCGCCGTCGGGCACGATCGCCGGAGTGTACGCGCGGACCGACTCGGCGCGGCCGGGCGGCGTGTACGATCCGCCGGCGGGGATCGAGCGCGGGATCCTGTACGGCGTGCTCGGTTTCGAGACGGACGAGGTCCTCGACAAGCGCAAGCGGGGGATCGTGTACCCGGAGCTGATCAACCCGCTCACCACGTGGTCGGGCGTGCCGCGTCATATCGACGGCACGCGGACCCTCAAGTCGATCGGTCAGTTCCCGACGATCGCGGAGCGGCGCGGCGTGTCCTTCATCGAGCGATCGATCAAGATCGGCCTTGCGTTCGTGCGGCATTCCAACAACACGAGGTCGCTCCGCAGGCGGTGTCACCGGACGGTTACCACGTTCCTCGTGGGCGAGATGGGGCGCGGCGCGTTCGCGTCGGAGGAGCCGGATCGGGCGTTCTTCGTGGACTTCAGCGACGCTCTCAACCAGCCGAGCGTGGTGCAGTCCCGGACGCTTAAGGGGCGCGTCGGGCTCGCAACGAACAAGCCGATCGATTGGGTGATCATCGGCGTTTCACAGGATACCCGGGCGCTCGACGAGCAGCTCGCGGAAATCCAGGCCGGGAGGTAAAACATGATCGGCGAACCCCGCAGACTGGATCACAAGTACAAATACAAGATCGAGATCGACGGCTTCGCGTCGGCGAAGTTTCACAAGTGCGGCGGGCTCGAGGTCGAGATCAACAAGGTCGAATACTGGGAAGGCGGATCGCTCTACCCGATCCAAGAACCCGGGCGCACGAAATCGGCGGATCTGGTGCTCGACCGCGGCGTCGGGCTCGACCGCGATTTCTACCTGTGGCTGAAACAGACCTACGATTTCGTCAAGAACGGCGGAGCGCTCCCGGCGGACATCAAGCGAAACCTGGACATCGTCCAGCTTGCTCGCGACGGCTCGGAGGTCAAGCGGTGGGCGGTATACGGTGCCTGGCCCACGAAGTTCAAGGCGGGTGAGTGGGACTCGACCTCCGACGAGGCGGTGCTCGAGGAGCTCACGCTCTGTATCGACGGATTCGAGGAGATCACGAACTGATCGCCCCGACCGTTTCCGGGTCCTCGAGGGGCCCGACTGTTAGAGGTGGCGCCCGTTCGGGCGTACGTTCGCAACTCAGCGGAGGTTAGAGAATGGATCCCATTGTGTGCCCTAGTGGACTAACCGGAACAATCCGAACCCTCAAAACGGCTGACCTCGCGGTCCTCTCGGATCGGCGACTCTTCAAGCAACCGGGCCCGGCGATCGAGGCGGCGCTCCTCGATCGGGCGTGGGTGGAAACGCTCGACGTCGGACCCTATGGCTTTGCGGGCAGTCGTCCACCCTGGAAGGGCGAGGTGTTGACGGGCGATCTGTTCTTCGCGCTGCGGGCGATGCGGATCGCCACCTGGGGCGACAAGTACGATTTTGACGCTATGTGCTCGACTCCGGGGTGCCGCGGTGTGATCAAGTGGACCGTCGACCTATCGGAGCTCCCGACGATCGCACTGACCGACGAGGCGCGCGAGCTCGTCGCGCGTGGTAACAAGTTCACGGCGGAGCTCGCCGGCCGGCGGTTTGTCTACCAGCTCCCCACGGGTGCAACTGGCGTCAAGGCGGAGAAGCTCGGAAAAGAACACGGCGACTCGATCCATGTTTTGCTTTCGGCGCGGATCCTCGAGCTCGAGGGCGCGACCTCGCCGGCGGAGGTCCTCACGTGGATCGGTGAGCTCGAGGCGCGCGACGGCAACCGACTGCGGGAGATCCTCGAGGCGCAGAACTGCGGGATCGAAACCGAGATCGAGGTCGACTGTGATGACTGCGGCAGAACGCAGAAGGTGACGGTGCCTTTCGGGGCGGGTTTTTTCCTCCCCGAAACGAAACGGGCGAGCGGTCGACGCTAATTGTTGACCTCCCGATCCCGTGGTCGCTTCCGCTCGAGCGGGAGGAGTTCGTCAACGTGCTTGAGATGCTCTCACTCGCGACTCCCGGATCGGCGCCTTACTACCAGACCACGATCGGCGAGGTGCTCGAGCTCCCGCTGATGCTTTTCTATGAGCTCCTCGAGCGGCAATTCGAGCGACTCAAAGACCAATCCGGCGGGGGTGAGTGATGGCGCTGAACGCCCTCGGCATGGGGTTTGTATTCACGGCAAAAGATCTTGCCACCTCGATTATTGGCAAGGTGTCGGCGTCGATCAAAGAGTTCGCGAAGTCATCGGAGGCGGCCGCGGCGCAGTACGAACGATCGAACGCGACCTTTAAGTCGGGCGCGAAAATGCTAGGGGCTGGCGTCGCGGGAATGGCCGGGTTAGTCAAGGGTACAACGTACTTCGGGGAATACCAATACAACCTAGCAAGCGTCGG